CTGTTCATCGACACGGAGGGAAGCACCCGGCACATGGACGTGCAGAGGACAGAGCGCCCCACCAGCTGGGCCATGCTCCTGGAGCTGGTCCGCTGCATCAAAGCAGACCCTGGCTTGTGCTCCACACTGGTAATTGATACGGCGGACTGGGCGGAGCAGCTGTGCATCACCAGTATCTGTGACAGCAAGCGCATCTCCGGGATTGAAGACATGGGATACGGCAAGGGCTACGTCTATGTGGCCGAGGAGTTCGGGCGGCTCCTGAACCTCCTGGAGGAGGCCGTGGACAACGGCATCCACGTGGTGCTGACGGCCCACGCTATGATGCGGAAATTTGAACAGCCGGACGAGATGGGCGCGTATGACCGGTGGGAGCTGAAGCTGCAAAAGAAGACGGCCGCCCTGGTCAAGGAGTGGGCCGACCTGCTCCTGTTCGCCAACTATAAGACCTTGTCCGTAGCGGTCGACGACAAGGGGAAGAAGTTCAAGCCCCAGGGCGGCCGGCGCGTCATGTTCACAACCCATCATCCCTGCTGGGACGCAAAGAACCGGCTGGGCCTTCCGGAGGAGCTGCCTTTGGAGTTCGCTCCATTGGCTCCATATTTGGACAATGCCGCCCCCGCGTCACCGCCGCCGGAGCATGTCCCGGCTTCCTCCGTGTCTCCGCCCACACCACCTCCTGCCTCTGCCAGCCCGATGCCGGAGGGAACGCCGCCCCCAGCGGGCAGTACACTGGAGCCCAAGGCGGAGGCGTCTACACTGAAAGCCCTGCAAGATCTGATGACGCAACACGGTGTATTGGACTATGAGGTCAAGGCCGCGGTCGCCGCGAAGGGGTATTTCCCCGAGGATATGCCCATAGAGGATTATCCCGATGGTTTTATCAAAGGGGTGCTGATCGGGGCCTGGGGGCAGGTCTACGAATGGATCGAAAAGAACCGGGCGCCCCTGCCGTTTTAACTTCACATTGCAGGGGGAGTGCCGGAGCCGGCATTTCCCCTTACTTATCAAATCGAAAAGGAGCTTGAGAAAATGAGCGAATATGACTCTTCTTTCCGTGAATTTGGCTGGGATGACGAAATCCAAAATGACAGCACCCCATTTGAGGTCTTGCCGGAGGGTGACTACCGCTTCCGTGTGGAGAAATTTGAGCGGGGCCGGCATAGCGGCAGTGAAAAGATCCCGCCCTGCAACAAGGCGATCCTGACGCTCTCAGTGAATGACGGCGCTCACAGCGGAACCGTCCAAACGAACCTGTTCCTGTTCAGCCGCTTCGAGTGGAAGCTGTGCCAGTTCTTCACCGCGATTGGCCAGCGCCGCCACGGTGAGGCGATCCGGATGAACTGGAGCCTTGTGCCGGGTGCCATCGGCACCTGCCATGTGGGGACACGCAAATGGATGGGCAACGACGGCAAGGAACATGAAGGGAATGAGATCACAGAATTTTATGACCCGGAGGAGGCCCCGGACATCTCGGAAAAGCAGGTGGACAGCCAGCCGGCGCCTGGGCAGGGCGCGGGGGCGGCCGCCTCCTGGGATGCCGGTAGGTTCTGATGGAACTCCGGCCATACCAACAGGAGGCCAGGGCGGCAGTCGAGCAGGACTGGTCGGACGGCTTTCATAAAACGCTCCTGGTTCTGCCCACCGGGTGCGGGAAGACAATCGTGTTCTGCAAGATTGTGGAGGACATGGTGCGCCAGGGCGGGCGGTGCCTGATCCTGGCGCACCGGGGCGAACTGCTGGAACAGGCGGCAGACAAGCTGCTGACCGCCACAGGGCTGCGCTGCGCGGTGGAAAAGGCGGAGGAGTCCTGCCTGGACAGCTGGTACCGGGTGACCGTCGGATCCGTGCAAACCCTCATGCGGGAGAAGCGCCTCCAGCAGTTCCCCACCGATTTTTTCAACGCGATAGTGGTGGATGAAGCCCACCATGTCCTGGCTGACAGCTACCAGAGAGTCTTAGAGCATTTCCCCGCGGCAAAGGTCCTGGGGGTAACCGCAACCCCTGACCGTGGGGATATGCGTAATCTGGGCCAGTATTTTGAGCATCTGGCTTATGAATACTCCCTGCCGCGCGCCATCAAAGAGGGCTATTTGAGCCCCATCAAGGCGGTAACTATCCCGCTGAAGCTGGATCTGACCGGCGTGGGGATTCAGGCAGGGGACTTCAAAAACAGCGACCTTGACACCGCGCTCGACCCCTATCTCCACCAGATCGCCAGGGAAATGCGTACCTATTGCGCCCAGCGCAAGACCGTGGTGTTCCTCCCCCTGGTGCGGACTTCTCAAAAGTTCCGGGACATCCTGGAGCAGGAGGGGTTCCGGGCCGCCGAGGTCAACGGCAGCAGTGAAGACCGTGCGGAAGTGCTTCGGGACTTCAACGACGGGAAGTATAACGTGCTCTGCAACTCCATGCTGCTGACAGAGGGATGGGACTGCCCTTCCGTTGACTGCGTGGTTGTCCTGCGGCCCACCAAAATACGCTCCCTGTACTGCCAGATGGTGGGGCGGGGAACCAGGACAGCCCCGGGGAAGGACCATCTGCTCCTGCTGGATTTCCTGTGGCACACAGAGCGCCATGAGCTGTGCCACCCGGCGAGCCTGATCTGCGAGAGCCCAGAGGTCGCCCAGCGGATGACGGAGGCCCTGGAGGACGCCGCCGGCTGCCCCGTAGACATTGAGGAGGCCGAGGAGAAGGCCGAGTCCGACGTGGTGGCCCAGCGGGAAGAGGCCCTTGCGAAGCAGCTGGCGGAGATGAGGAGCCGCAAGCGGAAGCTGGTGGACCCCCTGCAATTTGAGATGAGTATCCAGGCCGAAGACCTCGCCGGATATGTCCCGTCGTTTGGATGGGAGATGTCCCCGCCGTCTGATAAGCAGGTGCAGAGCCTGGAAAAGTGGGGGATCCGTCCGGACGAAATCGAGTGCGCCGGGAAAGCGTCCCTGCTCCTGGATCGCCTGGCGAAACGGCGCTCGGAGGGGCTTACCACCCCGAAACAGATCCGGTTCCTGGAGGGCAAGGGGTTTCAGCATGTGGGACAATGGCAGTTTGAGGAGGCCAGGAACATGATTGACCGCATCGCGTCCCAGGGGTGGAAGATCCCAGCCGGCGTAACCCCGTCGGCCTATGTCCCGGTGAGCATGGGAGGATAGTATGGATAGTATCGGCAAGGGGCTGGATCCCCTGGAGGCATTGGAACATATTGACCCGGCCGGCCTGAATTACCAGGAGTGGCTGACTGTGGGTATGGGGCTGAAGGAGGCGGGGTGTCCCGCCTCCTTCTGGGAAGATTGGAGCCGCCGCGACCCGGCGCGCTATCATGCGGGCGAGTGCCTGCGGAAGTGGGAAACCTTTCACGGCGCGTCCGGCGGTACACCTGTGGCCGCCGGCACGGTATTCAAGATGGCCCTGGACCGCGGCTGGCGGCCCACTCAGGAGAGCGCCCCCGGCCACATGTTGGATTGGGAGGACACCATCAACACCAGGGACGGCGGCGGCGCCATCGTGGACCGCGCATGGCTGGAGGGCAAAGAGGTCCAGGAGCCCACAGACTGGCATCCCGCGAAAGACCTCATTACTTATTTGACGGTTCTCTTTGACCCATCCGAATACGTCGGGTATGTGACTGAGACCTTCAAAGGGGAAGACGGACGGCAGGTGCCATCCAAGGGAAATTATGACCGGACCGCCGGCCAGTTGATTGACGCCCTGCGCACATGCAAAGACGACATCGGGGCAGTGTTGGGCGACAGTGACCCTGACGTGGGAGCGTGGATTCGCTTTAACCCTCTGGATGGCAAGGGCGTAAAAAACGAGAATGTGACCGCTTTTCGCTATGCCCTGGTAGAGTCTGACGAGATGAACCTGGAGGAGCAGCACGCCATGATCCGGGAGCTGGAGTTGCCGGTGGCTGCCCTGGTCTCCTCCGGCGGCAAGAGCCTCCATGCCATTGTGAGGATTGAGGCCGGCTCCTTTGAGGAATACCGCTCCCGCGTGGACTACCTCTATGCGGTGTGTGAGAAGAACGGCCTGAAGGTAGACCGGCAGAACCGCAACCCCTCCCGGCTGTCCCGGCTCCCCGGCGTTATGCGAAGGGGCAAAAAGCAGTTCCTTTTGTCGTCCAACATCGGGAAAGCATCCTGGAGCGAGTGGCGGGACTGGATGGACAGCGTCACCGATGATATGCCAGACCCTGAGAGCATGGCAGCAGTTTGGGACAACCTGCCTGAGCTGGCGCCGCCCCTGATTGCCGGCGTCCTCCGGCAGGGCCATAAAATGCTCCTGGCCGGACCCAGCAAGGCCGGCAAAAGCTACTCCCTCATTGAGCTGTGCTGCGCCATCGCCGAGGGAGGTCCGTGGCTGGGCTTCTCCTGTACCCAGGGGCGGGTGCTCTACGTCAACCTGGAACTGGACCGGCCCTCCTGCCTCCACCGCTTCAAGGATGTGTATGCGGCCCTGGGGCGCACGCCCCAGAACCTGGACAAGATTGATGTCTGGAACCTCCGGGGCCGCTCTGTGCCAATGGACAAGCTGGCGCCAAAGCTGATCCGCCGGGCGAAGAAAAAGGATTACATTGCCATTGTCATTGACCCCATCTATAAGGTCATCACCGGCGACGAGAACAGCGCCGACCAGATGGCGAACTTCTGCAACCAGTTCGACAAGGTGTGTACTGAGCTGGGCTGCGCCGTGATCTACTGCCACCACCATTCCAAGGGCAGCCAGGGAGGCAAGCGTTCCATGGACCGGGCTAGCGGGTCGGGGGTGTTCGCCCGTGACCCGGACGCGCTCCTGGACCTGATTGAGCTGCCCGTCAGCGAAGAGCTCCGCAAGCAGGAGGTCAACAAAGCGGTCGGCCACGCCGTTGCTGCCACCCTCCAGCGGGCGGGTAAGCTGGAGGAGGCGTCCCAGGATGACCTTTGCACCGAGAAGGGGGCGCTGGAGGCGGCCAGGAGCCTTTTAAGCGGCCGGCAATATGAAGATGCGGCAAAGTACGCGGAGGCCGCAAGACAGGCCGCTGAAAGCCTGACAGCGTGGCGTATTGAGGGAACCCTGCGGGAGTTTCCCAAGTTTCCCCCGGTCAACCTCTGGTTCGATTACCCCATTCACCGCGGAGATGACAGCGGCGTCCTGGCCGACATCGACCCGGAGGGGGAGGTGCCGGGGTGGCAAAGGGCCATGCAGAAACGGAAGCCGAAAGAGGCCAAAGCCAAGGAGCGAAAAGACTCTATTGCACTCGCCTTTGAAGCCTGCGGCATAGACGGGAAGGTCACAGTGAGCGCTCTGGCCGAGTACATGGGCGTGACGGACAAGACAGTCAGGAACCGGTTGAAAGAGCATGGCGGCTTTTGGATTGACGAGGGGGAAGTCGGCAGGAAGTAAGGGAAAATAACGAGAATTTTTCCTTTCCCCGTGAGAGAAAAAAACGGACATTTCCCTCTGTTTCCCTTGAGAAAAAAACGGGGATTTCCCTTCTTTCCCTGTGAGGGAAAAAAACGAAAAAACCTGTTCTTTTCCCTAGGGAAGAAAAAGTACCCCCCTAAAGGGGGGTAAGAAAACACGTTTCCCTGACGGTCAACGGGGGAAGTAGTCGTGCGAAAGCTCACGCACGACGACTCCTTCCCCTGACCGTTGACAAAGTAGTTTTGTGATCTACAATACTTTAACGAGGTAAAGCAATGAGAATAGAGTTTTTTATGCCAATGAAGCCGCCCACGGTGACGCACCAGGAAAAGAAATGGCGGGTGGTCAAGGGCAAGCCGGTACCCTACGAGCCGCCGGAGGTGCGGGCGGCACGGTCGAAGCTGACAGCGCACCTGGCTGGACACAGGCCCGTGGAGCCCCTGGCCGGCGCGGTGCGGCTGCTGGTGAAGTGGTGCTTCCCCCGTGGGCAGCATGAAGACGGTGAGTACCGGACCACCAGGCCGGACACGGACAACCTCCAAAAGCTTCTGAAGGACTGCATGACCGCTGTGGGGTTCTGGAGGGATGACGCCCAGGTTTCCAGCGAGATTGTGGAAAAGTTTTGGGCTGAGGTGCCGGGGATATACGTCTGCATGGAACAGATCAATGCAAGGGAAAATTGCCAAGCGATTGCGAATTTGGAGGTGCTGACATGCGCGGGGTGCGCAGAAGACGGGAAATGGGAGTGGGAGTACCAACGCCCGCCGGAGGTATCGCCATGACACACCAATATACACGCCA